ATGTCTAGGCTTTTAGAATTCATGGTTACATCACCCAAGTGATATACCTTGTCACCTTGCTTAACAACACTATTCCAGTTATCAACCATTACCTCGTTCATTTCTTCAACGGTATCGAATGGACGCTCTGCATACTTAATGATATTAGCGTGGCCAAAGTGGGTATCGCTAATTAAGAATACAGTCATTAAAACATCTCCACTTCATCAAAATCTTCTGCACGTGCAATATATATTGTCTCAAAGTCTAGTGCCTTGTTCCATACTAGGATTTCTGGTACCATTCTGTGCATACGATACCCCGAACGATCGAGGAAGTTGATGTACTTATCGGACATATCTACTTTATATAGATACTCTTCACTATCCCATTCCATCTCGTGGTCAAGGTTGTGGATGCAGGTAAGACTCGTAGGCTTGTTTGCTTTGAGTAGTTGTGCCATGATTAGCCTAACGCTAGAGAGAATGCAACGATTACGAATAGTGCAAAGAGTCCGAACCCTACCAAGCCAATGATTGCACAGCCAGTATTTACATCGTTCTCAATCTTGGCGTTCTCATACTGTAGTTCGTATAGTGATTTCTTACTCATCTTATTCCTTACCCGAGATTACGAATGGCCCCATCAAGGCCTTCGACCAACTGCTGGTTCTGTGAACATAGGTCATGCTCGCATGAGCCATCTGCGTTATAGTCTTCACAGATGCGACCCTGTAGTAGTTTGGTTACTGTTTGTAGTGCAGCCTTGAAGCCTTCGTTGTACTTGGTCTGACCGATGTTCTCAAAGTCAGACAGCTTCATGTTTGCCATGTTGCTGAAATCCATGATTTCTCCTTTTGTTTGTACATTTAGTATAGGGTATTGTCGTGGCTATGTCAAGACTTCTGGTACACTATTTCTATGAGCAGCGATAAGTTTAACTACCCGATTTTTCCAGACAGAATATATACCTTGACATATGAGAATTTTATGTATAAGGTTAGTGGAGAAGAGATTATGGCCTACTTTAGACGAAGTGCCAATCTTGAGAGAGACTTAAAGGAGTTAGAAGATGATCAATTGGATTAAGAATGTTACCGAAAACTTTCGTGAACAGCTTGCCTGGAAGATATTCCCAGAGTTTGGCATCTATATAGAGGTAGCAAAGCTCATCGGAGCTGACGTAAATAATTTAAAAAACATTGAGTTGCTCAAGGAAGCTGATTCAGCTTGTTCAGAGTGGGCCGTTGAAATCATTACGCCAAAGCAATATGGGATTAGTGACTTTAACGATATGTTCCTGGGTGAGAATGAAGAGCCACCGTTCTAATGGCTATCTTTGGTTGGTGCATTGGCAAGAATTATCATTCTGAATGCATAGGCAAGCTACTAAGCTTTGATGTTGTGTGTGAATGCGAATGTCACTCAGCGAAGAGTGGCAAAACTTCTTCATAGTTACCCTTGTCCTCTATGGTTGGATATGCCTCATGGCATCCATAGCAGTAGTGGGTAGGAAGGTCTGGCTCATAGAGGCAACCCCCTAAAGCAATGTCTTCTTGTCTTGCAAGATCGATAGCCTTCTGTGAGGGCATACCATAAATTATGTTCACGAGGTCGTGATTACAGTTTGGACAATTATTCATATAACAATTCTATCATAAGTAGTATAATTGAGTATGGCAAAACAACCTATGTATTATAATTGCCCTTGCGGTGCCTGGTATCAAATACCCTGGTATATCTACAAAGACCTTATGGATCTAAATGAATCTTCAAATTGCTATTGCGAAAAGCTAAAGTCTCTGCTAAAATAGTCTTTCGGCCCCATCGTTTAATGGTTAGGACTCCAGGTTTTCAACCTGGCAATCGGAGTTCAATTCTCCGTGGGGTCACACATATCACCTAAGTGTTACGGTAGCACATCAGTCTCCAAAACTGAGAGCCAAGGTTCGACTCCTTGAGGTGGTGCGAACACCAGGAATAGTCCTATGTTGCGAAAGCATTATGACTCCTTAATAGTAATACTAGTAAAAACTATTACAGATGTGGCACCTATCTGGGTTGGGCTAAGGTGCACAAGGCATGGCTGCTGGGACAGACACGGGACTGTAAATCCTGTACCATAGGTTAGAAGGGTTCGATTCCCTGACATGCCACAAGTTACATAGTATAGGGGCAGTACGCCATAGTCTATAAACTGTATGCAGCAGATGACTAGGGGAGGCGTGGGTTCGAATCCCACTGTAACTAGGTAAAGTAATGATCTGCTTTGCCGCATTCTCCCTTCGTCTAATTGGCAAGACTCCAGGTTTTGGTCCTGGCTATCGAGGTTCGAGTCCTTGGGGGAGAGCAAGGAGAGATAATGATAAACAGGATAAAGAAGAGACGTGAACAAAAGATCGAAGCTCTATTTAACGATGGTTGGAATAGTGGCTACGAGGTTGGAGCAGACGCTGCTCTAACAGAAGCTAAAAAAGTTTTCGTAAAGGTATTGCAAAAAGAGTTGCGCAATGGTAACATTGATTATTCAGATGGAATCGAAAGAGCGATTCAATTAATTAAGGAGCACAAATGAGTTTGAAGCCACTAGAAGACAAGATTGTTATTGAGCCTATCGTTGAGACTGAGAAGGTAACTTCATCAGGTCTTATCATTGCAGGTTCAGCAGAAGAGAAGCCTACCGAGGGTATCGTTATTGCAGTTGGTGCAGGAGCTACCTTTGCAGATGGCACTAAGATGACTATGGATGTTGCAGTAGGCGACAAGGTTATCTATTCTAAGTACTCTGGTACTGAGATTAAGCATGATGGCAAGGACCTTGTTATCCTACCTTACCGTGACATTTTCGCTGTAATTGGCTAGGCACAAGAAGAATGAGCCACTGTTTAAGTATTCATTTGGAATGTACAAGCACTGGCTATTAAACAACTGGTATTACTTTACCAAACCACGACTGAAAGCAAAGATTAGGGAGACTATTGATGCTATCAAAACACGGACCAGCATACACTGAGATTGGTCAGATTGTACTGACTAATGGTCCTACTTATGAACACGAGGCTGACTGGGCTACTGCAGGGCTAGACGCTATCGCAGAGATTATCAGGGAGCACCGTGGATATACCATGGGCAAGTATGGCAATGGGCCAATGCTAACAGCTAACGATGGCGAAGAGTCATACAGCAACTCTACTTTTGAGATGTGTAGTTACTGTTGGTGTGACGGGGGATTGCTAGGGCATGATCCAGACTGCCCACCAAACTTTGTACACAAAAAGACTGGTATCGAGATTTCTTGGTACAAGCACTCTGGCCGAGGTATCACTTCCAATGTTGCCTGGCTACCTGCCATTACTTGGCACCGAATCGTAAACGAATGCATAGAAAGTGTAGTAGCAATTGAACTTAGCTAGTGAACATGCTCACGAGAGTGAGACACTATTTGACACCATCATTGAAGTAACCTTTGGGCTTGAGCACATGGTTTCAGAATTCTTCTGGAATGCAGTGTTCCTGCTTGTTGGCTTTGCCTTCTCTAAGGCAATTGCTCTACGCAGAATTCACAAGTACATCGATGACAAGCATGGTGTTACACACCAGGAGAGTGAGTACTAATGACAGAACAGCCACAACCAGGACAGCTACGTGGCATTGGTCTACGACCAGACCCACAGGGATTGCTGTTCCGCACCTATGAAGATGAGGATGGCGTTAAGTGGGGTTATACCCTCAAGCCAACTGAAGGTCAGCCAATGATCTTTATGAATGATGCATGGACTACGTTTGTACCAGAGGGTGTTTGGAACCAGATGCTGGACCTATGGGCTCAGATAGGTAGAGACATGAAAGCTAATATTAATGATGTTCAAGAGTACCTTGAATACCCAGAGGTGAAAGACCTTGTCAATAAGTCATGATGCAGAACAGCTAACTATGTCTCGTGCATTGCTAGAAGACTTCAAGCGTTATGCTGCTAGAGACAGAGCAAAAGATATTGTAGAGTTGCTCAGCCTAAATATAGAGACAAACTCTACCGCTATTAAAACTATTAAGGAAACATATGGAATCGAAGATTAATGTACTGGACAAAGGATATGTCAGACTGGTTGACACTCTTGGAAGTGACCTTAGCGTTGTTAACGCTGCTCGTGTTAGTTATGATAAGGAGAGTAACGAATTCTCTGGACGAGATTCAAGGCTCATTGAATTCCTTATTAGAGAAGGACACACCAGTCCTTTTAGACATGCAGCCCTTACATTCGAGGTCTACGCCCCACTATTCGTCGCAAGGCAGTGGTGGAAGTACGCAGTATCCTCCACGCATGTAGATGACCAGAATGGCTGGAACGAGTCATCACGTCGCTACATCACGGAAGACGAGGAGTTCTACGTCCCTAGCGCATCTGCTTGGCGTAGTAAGCCAGAGAACAGCAAGCAGGGTAGCGGAGAGCCTATTCATTTTAGTAATGGTGCTCACTATACTAATAAGCTTCGTGAGTCTATCGTTGATGGCGTAAAGCTTTACCACGAGGCCATGGAAGATAACGTTGCCCCAGAGTTGGCACGTCTATTCCTACCTGCCTATGGTATGTATGTTCGTTGGCGTTGGACCACATCGCTACAGGGTGCTATCACATTCCTAGAGCAACGCCTAGGCCACGATGCACAGGTAGAGATCCAGGATTATGCCAAGGCAGTTCAGAGTCTTACGGAGACAGCGTTTCCTAAGACAGTAAATGCATTTATAGCTGGTCTATAGATGTATGGGGTGTTAGCTCAGCAGGTCAGAGCAGCGGACTCATAATCCGTCGGTCGTGGGTTCAAGTCCCACACACCCCACTCTGCGATATCATAACAGGTTAATGAACCAATCTTATAAGTTGGGATATGAGGGTTCAAGTCCCTCTCGCAGTACGCTCCTATATTCCAATGGTAGAGAAGGAAGACTTAAAATCTTTACAGTGTGGGTTCGAGTCCCACTAGGAGTACGCTACAATTAAATAACCCTCTATAGCTCAGCGGAAGAGCAATGGTTTTCTACACCACAGGTCGGGAGTTCGAATCTCTCTAGGGGGACAAAGGAGAATAAATGGAAAATGTATGGATGGAACCAGTAGTAGATAAGTACAAGAAGTACTTTGGAGATACTGCTAATACTATTATTGATGTTGGTACCAGAGATGGTGACGATGCGGAGTTCTTGCGTGAACGCCTATCTGCAGAAAACGTTTATGCCATTGACGCAAACCCATTAGCTGTCATAGACGCAAAGGCTAAGTATCCTAACTTTAATGTCTTTGAGACAGCCATATCAAACTATGACGGAACAACTAAGTTTGTTCAGATAGTTTCTGAGGACAAGGACCATGCTGGATCTTCCTCTATTGAAAACTATTCTTTCTTCAAGGACGCTGAGTATAACACCATAGAGGTTCCTGTGACCAGAATGGACACCTTTATTAAGGACAATGGTCTATCTGATACAATCATTGATGTTATTAAGGTTGATATTGAAGGATATACCCACGAATTCTTGGAAGGCCTTGGGGAATACATTAAGAATGTAAAACTATTTCATTTAGAAACCGAGACATTCTATCGCCACCACCAACACAAGACAAACAATCACATCATTAACTTTATGATTAACTCTGGGTTCTTGCTATGTGATGTTCAGTACCAGTGGGGCGAAGGCATCCAGGATCAAATCTGGATCAATCCAAACTATATAGTTTCATACTGAGATGGCTCAGGGAACTTATCCACAAGAAAAGTTTTTCGAATGTAATCAAATGATCCATCCTCTGTAGAAATAAAAGGTAGGTCTCTATTCTTTAGACTAACAGATCGTTGTCTTAGAGAGCTGGATCCAGAATATGCTTTTACATCCGTAATCTTTTCCCCACCAGAAATAAAGAAGTTGCCATACGTTGACCTTGGAAATGCCTCATCGGTAATAACACTCTTTAAATTATTTCTATTCATAATCATTGGCACGTGTAGGTCGTAATCCATAGGAGTCTCTATGCCCTTCTTCACAAGATATATGTTTGTATCATCTAGTATGTTTGCATATCGTGATCTAGGATCTATATTACGATACTCGTTGATCTTCTCACTAAGTGTACCGCCAACAAAATTAGGCATGGCATCTAATGGTTTTAGAACAAAGAAGTCATCGTTCATTAGGATAAAGTCATCTGAGATGTCTTCGGTGTCGCACACGACTCTCAGGGCATTGGTGATATTCTTGAACTTGCTGCTGATATCCTCCACTGGAATAAAGTCTCCAGTGTACCAGTCTGGCTTATAGCCAACGATCCAAACCTTAGAGTGAGGCAAGTTCTTCACAATAGATCTTATTGAGTAACGAAGCTCCTCGTTATCTCCAGACCTACATATATATACGCAATCCATACTTTTAGTATAGCAGAGCTGTGTTATACTAAATTAGAAATAAGGAAAGATTATGGCAAATATACTAATCGTTAGTGGCAACCTAAAGAACTGGGACAAGAACAGTGGTGGCGTAGAGAGAACTGCAACGCTAGCTGAGGCCTTCCCTGGCCACAACGTTACATTCCTATGCTTCTCCTGGGACAGCTCTAGTGAGTCAACAATTGTTGGAGACAACATCAGATTCATTCGTGTTGGGATAGATGAGCGAGCAATTAGAAAGCACCGTAGCCTGATTAGACAGGACTGCAAAAAGAATTATGACGCCACCAGCTACATCCTAAAGTCATTCCTTGGTGGATTTAGAAACAAGGTGAGGGAGCTGGCTGCAAAGAATGACATTCTTATTCTAGACCACTTCTCGGTATCTCCATTAGTTGAGGATCTTTATGGATCAATTCCTATTGTATACAATTCCCACAACTCTGAGCTGACGATGGGAAAGCAGCTATACCCAGAAGATAAGTTCTTGCTAAACATTGTAGAGAAGATGGAGCGGTCTGCTGTTGAAAAGGCAGACGCCATTACTTACTGCTCTACAAAAGATATTGCAGAGATGAAGGAAACATATCGTGTTCCAGGAAAAACTTTGTATGCCCCAAACGGAACCGTCATGCAAATACAGACAAGCCCAGAGGCAAGGATTAAGTCTAATAATATTATCTTTGTGGGAAGTGGACATCCACCAAATGGAGTTGCTGCACGTAGAGTCGTAGAGATCGCCAAGCTTAAACCAGATTATAACTTTATTATCTGTGGCAGAGCCAGCGGATACCTTGCAGAAACCAAATTGCCAAAGAATGTGCAAGTTCTAGGGCAGGTCTCTGATGAGAAACTTCATGAACTATTTAAAGATTCTTTTGCATTCATTAACCCTATGGACTCTGGGTCTGGAACCCACCTAAAGGTTATGAGAGCTTTGAGCTATGGAATTCCTATCATATCTTCTCCAGTAGGAGCTAGAGGCTTTACTGACGAAGAGATCGCTAACACCATGTTCATTATTGGTAGCGACAGCGAGGCTGTGGGGGCCATAGAGGACTTAACAAATCCAGGGGTATACAAGAGACTATCGGATAACGGTTATGCCCTTAGCAAGCGTTATGACTGGGAAACAATCAAGACTGAGTATGCCCAGTTTATAGAGTCATTGTTAGAAGACACCGCTAAAGATACTAAGTCTGCTAGTTTTGGTAAGGAAAAGGTATTGATCTATTCTATTATCAGAAATACTGGTAAGCGATTTGAGCAGTATTACTCTCAGCTAAAGAGTATTGTAGAGCAATGTCCAGAGTATGATTTCTATTTATCTATTTATGAGAATGATTCTGACGACGACACAAAGAAGAAGTTGTACACACACGACTGGTCATTCTTCTCAGGCGTATCAATCATTACAGAGAACATTAACACTCAGTTCTTTGGCCCTGTAAAGGATGCCACAAGAGTTGAGAACCTTTCTCATGCCAGGAATAAAGCCATTGAGGCTGGTGGATTCCTAAATAAGATGGATTATGTTCTCATGATCGAAGGTGACGTTACCTATGAGATATCTTCTGTAAAGAAGCTTCTTAAGTTTGGTAACAAAGAGCCTGACTTTGATGTTGTGTCTTCTGTATCTATTAGAGAGAATGGTTTACATTACGATTGGTGGGCTACTAGAACTACCGCCGAATATGTCACAACGCATTCAGAGCTTGAGCGTGACTACAGAAAGAAGAGCCACGGTAAATACTACTCTACATCTAATGGACTCTGTCTATACCGTGCTGAGGCCTTTAAGAAGGGTGCTAGACATCACTGGATCAATGCTGCCACAAATGAATTTGACTGTGAGATGGTAGTCCTGTGCCAGAAGTTCCATGAGCTTGGGCATGGTAATGTTTATATACTTTACGATGCATTAGCATTCCACCACAAGTAAGAGAAAAGCCCTGGGAGACCAGGGCTATTTCTTTATTTAATTATTATAGGCTGTGGGACTCTGTAGAAGATCTTGTGTAGTCCTTACCAAAATCAGCAAAGATGGACTTATCCATCTCACGATTAACGATACCACGTGACCAAGTGAATCCTGCGTCTCCACCCCATGCAAGCCACATGATGTAGCCATTAGATGGGTTAGCCTGGTTAGCCCAGTCCTTACCCTTCTTGTCTACTTCGTGGCGTGAGAAGTATGAGTACATACGCTTAACAGTACTAAGAGACAAGGTCTCTCCTCTTGCTAGCTGCCCTGCTCTGGTCCAGCCTACCGCCGTACCAGCTCCATTAGCTTTCCCATCTTCCTTAAACTTAATTGCCCTACGTGCTGCAGCACGAGCGCCAGAAGGAGGAGAGTACCCATCAGCCTTTTCCATAGAATCTGTCTCATAAGTCACATCATCTCCATCTTCGAATAGATCATCAGCTTTACCAACTGGAACACAGTTTGGAACCATGCGACCCTTAGATCCTGGCTTCATGCCTCTTTGGGTATATCCATCCCAGCAGGCCTTGGTGGTGACGCAGTCGTCACACTTACAATCTGGATTGTTTGCGTTATGTTCCATTAGTCCATATCCTCAGTCTCGATGCTTGCACGGATCTGCCAGCAGAACTTCTGAGAAGCTGTCTGACGATCTGCAAAGAAGTTTGCTAGTCCATACTGCTTAGATGCATTTGCCATATCTGAAGCAACAACAAGGTCTTCAATGTGCTTCTCAATTGAAATGTAGAGGTCCTGCAGCATAGGCTGAGGGTTTCCAACGATTGTAGGCTCATCTACGGTTGACATGTCAAAGAAGTCTGTTAGTCTATATGGTGAATATGCCTTTAGGATACGGATCCATTCAGCATAGGTGTCTGTTGCATCATCGTAGCTCTCGTAGATATCCCCGAAGAAGTCGTGGAATTGCTTGAAGTCATCACCCTCAACGTTCCAGTGGTATCCATGAGCTTTAAACTTAAGTGCAATATTGTCAGCAAGTAGCTTTTTTAGCAGTGTAATTAGTTCGTTCATAATTTAAGTATACCAGATCACTCTACTATGTATGTGCCAGAAATGTGAAAATTATCTGTGTTTACTAGGTTTACTGGCACACTATTTGTGAATGGGTTTTGCTTACCATTAGACGTAGTGGTGAGAAGCGATAATGAGTCTGATCCAGCAAGCACATGCCCAAGTACTGCATACTCATCACCAGTAGAAGAATCATGTAGGCATCCGTCAGACATTAGGTAATTGGTTTTCGAAATGAACGGAAGCTTTACGTAGTACTGTCCAGAACCAAAGTTGGTTATATTGTCCATATCTACATCGATTGAAAAGTGACAAAGCTTCCCAACAAGGTACCACTCACCAGAAAACATTGGCGATCCCGTGAACTGCGGCTGAGATCCATTTAGTGTGCCACCTTCAATTGTCCAGGTTCCAGCAGAAGAGCTTCCAGACATGCTTATTGCTGGGTGTGTGAATCTAGACATTACTTCTCCAGACCAGTTTTTAGAACTGCAAGCTTAGAATTGTTTGTATTGGTGATCACATAAAGGGTGTCTTTCTCTGGAAGCTCCCAAGAGATAGCGTGTCCAGGAGCAATGCGATATCCATAATCAGATGAAGTAACACCTTCACCACCGACATATACATATGCGGAATCATCGACATTTTGAAGGGTAATGTCCAACCCAGAGTGGATTCCGACTGGCGTCAGGCGTGTTGCAGTGGTGTCGCTAAGGGTATACATAGTGTGTGAAGTGGCCATATCTCTATTATACCGTAGGTATTATAAATGGCCAGTTTAAAGTCATGGCCAGGACTTTGATTAATTACTTAATCTTGATGCTCTTTGGTTTCTTTTCCTCTGGAACATTCTTAATTAGATCAATATACAAGATACCGTCTTCATGTCCAGCAGACTCTACCTCAAAGTACTCTGGTAGATTAAATGAGCGAGTAAACTTACGAGCAGCAATACCCTTGTGTAGGTACTTCTTATTGTCTGTCTCTGGCTTGTCTGCCTTGATTGATAGAACGTTCTTCTCAGTGGTGACACTGATCTCGTCCTTCTTGAATCCAGCTACCGCAAATTCCATAACAATCTTATCGTCGTTAACCTTAACAATGTTGTATGGTGGGTAGGTTGCCTTTGTTGGCTGTGCGAACATCTTCTCAAATTCCTGAGCAAGCGTTCCGTAAAACGGGTCATTAAAAATAACCATATATATCATCTCCTATTAAGCGAGTTAATTGCCCCCAATTGGCAGGCATAAATATTATAGCATAAGAAAAACGGGCTGTCAAGTAAATGACAACCCGTCTAACTTAAGAAGTATTACTTCTTCTTTGGCGCAGTCTTCTTTACAGGAGCCTTGACTACCTTAACGCTTGTAAGAGCCTCCGCTACCTCTTCTACTGCTGGCAGTTCACGACCGAAGGCAGCATCCTTTGGATTCAAGTAGCGTAGTGCTACTGGAACAAGTGCTCCAACTAGAGAGTAAAGTAGGTCCTCTAGTGGTACTCCAGCCATGTATAGTGTTAGTGCTGCACCAAGAACTGATCGTCCGTATGATGCGAGTAGTGCCTTTGTCTTTGTATCCATATTTTTTCTCCTAATTAAGAACTAGAATAGATGTTCCTGGTGGATCATATATCTGTAATGATTGTAACATAAGTCTAAAGATTCTTCCTCATAGAAATCCGTTGCCTCATCGTCACATGCAGATACCTCACACACCTTGTATGTGTATTCATCTAGTTCGTTTGTATCTTTTAATGTAAGCATGTTTCCTTTCTATGGGTCCAAAACCCACTAAAAGTATACCATGCTTATTTTTTATCTTCTGGTAGCAAAGACTCTAGTTCTTTATATGCTTCAGAAATTATCTTGATTGACTCATCATGAGGTCCTTCTACAGCTGTTCCATAAGTATTTAGATACTTAAGTGTTGGCCCAACCCTAGATGTGAACTTGGATAGCCCTTCCTGGACCTCTTCTATGTATTTAAAGGCCCAGTCACGTGAATCAGAAACAAACTTTAGAAAGCCATCAGTCTTCTCGATAGCGTTATCCTGGTTTGTAGCAACAGCCTTCTCCAGTTCACTCTTTAGAATGAAGTTGTCTAGTGTAATCTTGGTTATAGAATTAAGCAGTCGCTTCTTATCTCTACGTAGCTTAAATACGTACCCTGCCAAAGCTGCTACTACAACAGACAGTATTATGTTTGATATTAGATCTAACATTAATCTTCTTTTCCACCTTCACGGGTTAACAGTACGATTGCACCGTTATCTTCTAGTGCCCTTTTTACTCTCACCATATATTCTATCGCACTACGCTTGTCTTCGTCAAGTAGTTTCATAAACATTTTTTCGCTGGCACGTACAGTAAGGAAGTTATCCTCATCTATTATCTGTACTGCAAAATCCTTTGGTGGAGTTACCGAGTGAAATGCTCTCTTCATTGCATCTGTATACATCTTAGAACTCCCTTACGTAGTCTGAGCAAATAGCATATGGCATAACATCAAACGTACTTAGGTCTGGCTTATCTAGATGAACCAGGATAGATCTTTCAGTCACTTTCTGGCCAGGGTATGTCCAGATGTATCCATTGCTGGTTAGAGTGTAGTCATCCTCCTGGTGCCAGAAGTATCTTAGGTCTGGCAAGTTCTTGCTGAAGTGCTCTAGAGCTTCTAGATTCTTGCAGTGATACCAGGCACTATCCCCAATGTCTTTCAAGAATTGGTCGTCCACCATGTGCTCTGGGCCATCGTGACCAAGGAACAATCCTTCAGGTGTTAACCAAACATCAACCTCAACATCAAAGCCACCCGATAGGGTAGCTACAAGCTGGGTTGGTTCATTTTCATTACCACCAGGACCATTCTGGTTTCCTCTGTGTGCTATCTTAATCATTTAACTATATCCTTAATAAAACTATTCATGTCTTCTGGAGTTCCCAGACCATGCATCTCTTCAACAAAGTATGGGATGATCTTTTCATCATCCAGGATTGCCTCGTTATATACTGGAGCTATGTAGAACTCATTGTTAGTTCTAATGTCCTTGGCTATCATCTGTTCAGCATACTTAACGTAGTCTGACCCAGTCTTCCATCCGTAGATGCCGACACTAGCATTGTTGCTAATGACTTTCTTTTCAGCTACCTCGGAAATTAGCCCAAGCTCATCAATTTTAGCATATGACCACTTAGGATCGTCTGCACGGAATAGGGCTACAACGCTGTGTGAGGCCAGTACAGACCCGAACTCGAAACTAGACCATACTACAACCTGGTCTGAATTTGATATTATCAAAGGGGTGTCATTGTCAATAAGATCTTTAGCCAAAAGAACTGTTCTAGCAGCACCATCGGTTAGTCCATCGACCTCGACTATCTTACATCCAGGAGCAATTCCATCTAGGACATCGTCTAGGTGGTACTTTACTCGATGTTCCTTCTGAACAATAAATATATAGTTAGCGTCTAGCTTAAGACTCTCTACCACCAACTGGATCATTGGCTTGCCAAAAATCTTTATTAGTGGCTTTGGCAGTGTATAGCCGCTTTCTGCAAATCTACTTCCGAGACCTGCCATTGGTATCACAACATTAGGCTTCATTTAATTCCTCTACTACTCTTAGTATTCTGTCGAACCAGATGTCACTTCTATTCTTTACCTGCTCTACCGTTGCCTTGCTGGCATATGCAGCCGCAAGTCCAATCGGACTGTCCTCGAAGATAACTGTGTGTTCTGGTGTTGTATTGAAGTGCTCTATAACTTTATCATAAATCTCTGGACTTGGCTTTGGCAAGTCTACATCTTCATTGCTTAAGGAGTAGTCTATAAGGTCAAGTAGTCCTAAAGACCTCAAGCACGTATCAAGAGTTACTCTAATACTGTTGCTTGCTACTGCAATCTTTATACCGCTTGACCTTATAAGCTTAAACAAGTTAATCAGTTCTTGATCTGCAGATACGCTTGTGAACAATGCTGAAGAGTAAGTCTGCTTTAGTTTCCAAACATACTGATGCAAAGTTTCTGGAAGATTCTTTGTCTTAGTGAGAATGTCCAACTTAGATCTAGTTGTTAGCCCTTCAAAGGTGCTGTCCTGCTCGTCCCTGCTAATTACAAACTCTGTGCCAAACTCGTTGAGAGCAAGGTTGAGAGCATTGAAATGGATCTCTTTGCTATCTATCAATACGCCATCAAGATCAAAAATGATTAACTTATTCATGACTACTTCCTGTTTACAAAGCCTTTTAGGAACTTGTCTTCCTCAATCTGCTTTATAATATCTTCAGACTTTCTGTGCTTATTTCCTAGCATTAGGAACTTATGCTTTTTATGAAGTGCTAGCACAGAATAGAAGTGATGAAGCTCTTCCTGGATACGCCACTGTCTAGCATCTGCCTCATCGGCATGTTGGCTATCTGCAACGTGAATAAGAAGAGGTGTTACTAGCTCTATCATAGTTTGACCAGGCTGCATAAATACAGCATTTGTTAGTCCAGAGCTAGTTGTAGAAACTATTGTTCTGGCCTCATAGAACGTATTCATCTGTTCTTCAAAGCTGCCCAAAGATTCTGGTGTAATGACATCGTAGCCCAGTGAGACAAAGTAGTTCTCTATTCCATCGTGACTATCTATACGGTTATCATGGTCTGCCCAAAGGTATGATGGGGCATCTGGATGAACCCTATTCCCCATATGCTTTCTAGACAAGAATATGTCTCTATGTGGAGCTACACCAGGATTTCTGATGTAGTCTGAGAAAAACTCAAACACTAATGAGGAATAGTCCTTAGATTGACTAGGATAATCTGAGAGGTATACATTGTTGATTTCCAAGATGTTATACTGATTTAGATCATAGACCTGATGCCTTATGCCCTTAGCCTTTAGAGTGTCTATAAATGAGTCAAAAACATATGACCCATTGACATTAGGGCTGTTGAATGCTGGATTATGAATAACAAGTTCAATGTCTGGATCAATACTTAGCTGTTCAGCTATCCTGCCCACAAAATCTATATAGAAGTGATAGAATGATGGATGCATGGTAGCTATCAGCTTCTTACTATCTGAAACCAGATTCAGCACTCGATCCTCAGTATCTACGACAACCTGTTCCGTCGCATGACTAGAGACCAACTCTATATAGGAGTGACGTGGCAGTCTGATGACTACCTTATCTTTAAAAAACCTGTAGGTCTGACTTGGACCCTGGTTGACTAGTGTAGTAACCATTATATTACTCCGAATCCATTGTAAGATTTTGCCAGGTTTCAGCCCAATCTTGCTTTGTTCTATGTCTATTGAATTCCCTAGAGATCTTGCCGTTCTCTACGTAGATTCCGCCCCAGACTCCCCACTCTTTTTGGGAAATTCCTACAGCGAAACACTGTCTCAGTACTGGACAGTTGGAGCACAAGGCGTCTATCTTAGGCCTTAGCTCTAAGTCTTCCTCGTACTTATCAAAAAATAGATCTCTGTCAAAGTCTAAACATGCTGCGTTTTCTTTCCACTCATGTTTATCCATACTAGCCTACTATATTGTCTGGTATATTCCATCCATCAGCATTGGCATCGTAACGCTTCTGTAGATACCAGCGATTATTAATCTTTACGCCGTCTTTTGACATGACGCCATTGTTTGTTGGCTGTAGGCTTACCACTGTCCAGCCATCCCAGATCAAAGACTTATTCTTCTTTACAATCTGTTCCATTTGTTCTAGAGACTTGATGATCATCATAGCTCCCTTTGTTTCGTTATTTGAATATAGCAAACACGTTATCTGCTACGTTTAATACCTATAAACTCCAACTTCAACATCTTTGGCTTCCGCATAATCTACAAGATCTGATAGCGGCTCCTTCGGCTTGCTGAAGTATGCTAGGTAGTCTATTTCGTGGATATTTTCTTTTATCCAGCTTGGTGGAACCTTAACTAACTTAATTCTTATACCACGTGCCTTTAGGCTACGCTCAGAGATGTTAGAGAATTCCATACCAAACGAGTTAATCTGCATTGGTCCTGCAGAAAAGATCGTGAACTCTTTATCGTCTGGAGCCATGGAAGACATTGCTGTTCCTACAGCCCTTAAAAATATTGCATAGTCGTTAAAGGTCTTTGTTCCCTGTATTGCGATTTTCATCATCCACCCCTTCCGTAAGTGCTTCTACGATTAATACCATCTTATTTAATTGTACATCATCCATAGACATTATGTCTACTGGCTTTGCAGTGTCCTTGTCTACAAAACCATCCTCTTCTTCTGCCACGAAGAATGTGTTGTTGGTTATCCAGTAGGCCTTGTTCTCTGCAATGACGACCTTTATAAAAAGACTGTCCAGATACTTAGAAGCCTGAGTCTGCTTGTTAATTAACAGGGACTCAAGCCTAAGCAATGGTCGTATTAGACTGTGTACATATGACTGGGTATATAACACACCCACATGTCGCTGCTTGTTATCTGTCTTATCAAATATCTTCTTACCGATAAAAAATAGTCCTACGCTAACAAGCGATCCAAGTAAATACTCCATAGTTTATTATACTACTTGTGAAGTGCTCTTTGCTTGGCTAGAGAGTCAAAGTCTTTGACTTTCGTATCCCCCAGATATCCCCAAGCATAGCCCTTCTCAATCATTTCATTATTGATCGAGTTGCCAGAACCATCTAGATATACCCAGCCAAGGATGCGACCATACTTCTCAGATGAATCCATCTTCTCAGTCTTGATCACAACAGTCTTGGCGGCCTTGATAGCCTTCTTTAGGTATTCCTTAGACTCTAGTCCTAGGGCCTTCTCTACCTTGTCTGTGGTGCGTGACTCTGGGGTATCAATACCAGCCAGACGAACACGTGAACTAAAGCTAATATCAAACCCTAGGTCGATTACAACGTCAATGGTATCCCCATCTACTACGTTGGTTACTTCTTTTACATAATATTCGAACATTATCTGTCGCTTCCTATTAGTCTATTCTCTACGAGTCTTTCTCTCTCGTCAAGAATATTGTAGGCAAAGTTCATAATCTTGTCGTACCCTGTGGTACTGTCCATGATTTTGTTATAGTGGTGGTTGCAGAACACAAGGTCTCCAGTAACACCTGTTACCTGGACATACGCCTGTGCTCCACAACTATCACAACGATCGTTGGCAGTGAGTACCCACTCTTCTGTCTCTGACACTACTTATCCGTTCTATAGAATCCACTACCCTTGAATACGGGGTTACTCATAGAGTATACCCTGTTTAATCTATTACCGCAAGTCTCACAAAAATATCCAGGATCTGGATCGGAGATGCTTCTGGTTACAGATAGTTTAGTTTCACATTCTAAACACTGATATTCATATGTTGCCATTACTTGATCTTGCTCCAAGTCAATGGGCCAACAACTCCATCAGCCTTAAGGTTATTTGCCTTCTGTAGTGCAACTACGGCCTTAGCTGTGTTTGGACCGAAGGCTCCTGGTGTATCTCCAGTAACCTTTAGAGACTTCTGAAGGTATGTGACAAGACCATTCTTTGTTCCAAGCTTCAGTTCGCCCTTCAGTGCTGGCTTTGCAGGTGCTGTGGCAGCCTTTACAACTGGCTTAGCAACTGTAGCTGGCTTTGCAACAGGCTTTACTGCTGGCTTTGCAACAGGAGCAGGTGCAACACCCTTGCGTTCAGCCTCAACCTTTGCAGCGGTTGCTGCATTGTGTGTAGGCGCTGGGGCAACGACTGCATCGTTACCAACAACTGGGGCTGATGCAATAGATGCTTCCATAGCAATAAGTGCCTTGAAGAAGCCGATAGGCTCAATGTAGTCCTTGCCAGTGTCATTCCAGGTGTGAACCTTTCCAAGACGAAGCTCCCAGTGTAGGTGCTTACCAGTAGACATACCAGTAGTACCCATCTTGCCAAGTGGGGTTCCTGCAGGGATCTTCTGACCCTTCTTAACCTTTATCGAGCCATCCTGCATGTGTGCAAATAGCGAGGTATAGAACTTGCCATTGATCTTCATTAGGATAACTACATAGTTACCGAAGCCACCGCCAGGTGCAGTTGACTTCTTTGCTTCCAAGACTACACAGTCATATGGAGCTTCGATCCAGCATGGCTCGTGTGGAGACCAGATGTCTGTACCGTTGTGGTGCTTCTTTACTTTCTTAACTGGGTGAATTCTATAACCCATTAATGAGGTGACTTTAAAATCTTTTCCGAGTTTGCCGTCAATTGGAAATTGTGCCTTGGCCATATTTCCTCCTTCTATTTAGTTGTTACAGAGCCACCTGTCAGGATTGAACTGACGACCTGCTCATTACAAGTGAGCTGCTCTACCACTGAGCTAAGGAGGCGTTTGCCAATCGTGGTCACCTTTTGGTTAAGGGTTCATTCCCATTGGCTGTATATCTTAGTTCTCGCTTCGTCATGAAATCCATGAGCCTGAACGCTTTCACTTCACGGCTGGAACAAGGTTAGTTTCAGATATACCTATCTTAATATAGATTGTTCAGATCTATATCTCGAGCGACTCCAAACGGACTTGAACCGTCAACCTCCGCCGTGACAGGGCGGTGCTCTAACCAATTGAGCTATGAAGCCAG